TTGCCCTTTTCGTCGTAGAATCCTTAAAATACCTGTGAGCTGTAGTCCTGCCGAACCGTTGGCCGGATATATCCTTGTATCTGGTCGAATTAGAAACGGACACGCTCTAACCAGCCAAATAGAAATGCAGATTGGGAGGAGTTCTTCTCTACAAGACTGAGATAGAAGGAGCCTTGGAGAGCATTGAGCAACGCAAGTAGTCGGTGCTCCCCCTCATCGCCTCTCTTGTCGAGATAGGCTTTGAGAGAACGAATAGTTGCGGGCCCAATGTCTCCGTCTACAGTGATCTGAGGGTAATCCTTACCAGACCGGCTGAGAGCATTTAGGCCTCGCTGTAGCCACTCGCTCGGGCGCTTGGGCCCCATATTGACCCCTGAATCGAAGAGCTCGAAAGCTATTGCAGGTGAGATGGTCATTACCTTGTCAAAACCGGGCTTGAAGAAATACTGCTTACGGTAAATCTCCAGAGCCTGATCCTTGGACATGTCCCGCATGTCCCCAGCGAAACCGTTAGCGCGGGCTACAGCTTGGGTCACCCCCCAGTTTGTCGGACCACCTCGGTCGGCAGGGTGGTCTACATATCCGCCCTCGTTTTTCAGAAGAGCTTCGAGCATAGTATTTAAATCCACTAGGGGGTGTATCCTTTCTATTGTTTGGGTTTCTCATCCAACCACGATTGGGGGATGATCTTGTCGGCGTATTGGAAGCCGTGTTTGTTGCACCAAGCAGCATAAGAGGTCGGGGACCCCTTACGGATAGGCGCGGCGGATCGTGTGAAGACGAACCGTATATCAAGCTCTGGGTGTTGCTCCTTGATGAGCAGATGCTTCTGGCGATCCTCTACATCGAAGACACCCTTACCCTCGACAATAATGCCGTTAGGGAGGATGAAGTCTGGAGTGTAGGTGGCATTGCGCTCAGGGACTACGTATGAGATTTTCTTCGTCTCATACTCAAACTTGACCTTGCGGTCGGTGAGGTCCTTAGCAATCTTCTCTTCGAGACCAGAGCGGAAACCTGATACTAGACGGGGGGCCTTCCCAGCGGCCCGATTAGATGTCCAGCGCCGGTTTACGGTCGCCATCGCTACCACCATCTTCGTTAAAATCCGAAGCGGGAGCAGCATCGCTTTCATCAAACTCATATCCGTCCTCGATGTTGTCGAAGCCGGAAGCGCCGAAGCTGTTCAGTTCCTTAATCTGGACCTGATTAAGAGCGGCGGTAATACCCTTGTCATACTCAACGAAGCTACCAAGGATGCGAAGGACAGAGCCTCCACCGATGTTGGCCTTCTGGGCCGAGCGGTTCTTAGCATCAAAGATAGCGGGAGCGTATTGCGACTTGAAGGTGAACTCTACAGTTCCAGCTTCTTCATCGACGGTATAGGGCTTGTAGAGCTTATCACCTGCGCTACCGTGAATATCACGAGCAGCTTCATCACAGGCTTTTACGAAAGCTTGAGCTTTGTCATCCGAGAGATCGAAGACAAGCTTGGTCTTGAACTTATTGTCCGCATATTTCCCCTTGGTGTCAGGGCTGGAGATATGAGGATACTTAGCTACGCCAAAGGGAGACGTAAATTTAATCTTCTTATTAGCCATTATGTTTTCTATTTTGGTTAAACGAAAGCCCACTTAAGTAACTTTAAGATACCTAAGTGGGCCGAAGTAAGGATTAGCAGATTGTGTTTCTGCGATAGTATGGGTTTTAGCTCATGTTATGCGAACGCGTAGTCTGCGGAGAGGATTTGGTTGAGGTCGAAACTGCCCTTTTCAGGGGCTTGGGGGAGACTTTCAGCGGCCTTGTCACTTAGGACTTCTTTAGCTGCGTCAAGTATCTCCTCGAATGGATCATAAGCCTCATACATCTCTACGAAGGCCTCGCGGATAATCTGGAAGAACCTCTCGGTCGCCCCAGCGTGGGTTCCAAAGCTGTCATGGATTAGACAGAAGTGGGCATACCCCTCATCCTTAGAAGCCAAGACAGTCAGGAGCAGGTGAGCAGCGTCCATCGAGTGTATGACATTGGGAGCCACTGCCGACCGAGCTTTGTGCTTGTCGATCTTGGAACTAGGCTTTGTCCGTATGTGAGCAACTACACGCTGTAGGGTGGTATCTCCCACCTTAGCCTTGTTATGCGTCGTCTTCTTAACGCTATCGAACAGGAACAACTCCACCTTCTTTACATCCCACACGGAATACTTGTGCATGACGGGCATACCGAGAGGGTTGGTCCAGACGAGGGGCAACTCTTCGTGCGCTAGGACACCTGCGACTGCCTTGAAGAAGTCCATACCTTCCTGAGCCTTAGAGACGGTAGCTGTGACTGACCTGTAAATCTTCCCAGCCAGATAGTTAGCGACTTTGAAGCCTCCGTCCTTCTGTCCGTCTACCTCAATCTCATAGGGGTTATGGGTCTTCTTCCCGATCATGACGAGGGTATCTAGAGGTCGTATAGTGTCCTCTATGATCTGATTACGGAAACCAAACTGAGCCGAGGAGTAGGCGTAGGTCATCACGTTGCGCTTAACGAGAGCACGATTAACCCCGTTCTCCAAGGCAACTGAGGCCAGCTTACGGATGAACTCATCGTCACTTGAGAGGTCCTTGGTAATCTCCTCCTTCACCCTGTCCGCTACGATCTGGTAGAGGTCCATAGGCTTATCAGTAGGGGTGAGAGAGACCAGTGCAGCCTCCTTCTCAGCCCGCATGGATGCCGAGTAGTGCTGTAGGCCACTATTGGAACCATCGAGGGCTACAGGCAGGTAGGAGATGAAGTCCTCTGAACGCCCACTCTCGACCCACTCAGCATACTCGAAGCAAGCCGCTAGGAAGCAGAAGGGGCTGTCAGCCTCACCCCACCACAGGATAGTATTCAAGGGGTCAGCGGCAGCATCGAGGATGTCCTGCTCGTTATCTTGGACCCACTTAATGCGATCATCAAAGGACTTCTTGGAGACCTTCTCAAAGTCACCGCAGTTAGCCAAGTGGACTGCAAGCCAGAAGGCCCCACCCTCACCCAGAGGCATACCATCAGCGAACTTGAACAGTCCCTTGATATGGTCAGAGCGCTGGTTGTTGAAGTGGGGGATCGGATACACACGACCACGGAAGTCCATGTTCTGAGGCAAGTAGAAACGCTCGTAGCGGGACAGGTCCTCGGCTATTTCGAGGTCACGGTCCATTGTCGCACGTTCACTTAGGATACGCCTGTTCTGCTCATGGATACCTGAGAGGTGGAGACGGTGACCCTTCTTCTCCTTGTCGTCCATCTTAGTCCACACCTCAGGCTCCAACTTGGGAGGCACAGGGAGCGAAGTCTTCTTAGGCAGACCTGCGATGTCTAGGTCACGGTCATAGGCTTCCTTGACGACCTCTAGGACCTTGGTGTTGATAGCCCACGGTGTCTCTTGGATAGTGTTGATAGCCTCCAGAGCATAGTCCATCTGGCCGCTCTTGATGGCCTTACGGATCATGCGGCGGTGCTCGTGGCTGAATGTCCTGACGAGCTTTACAGTGCGCTTTGCTCTCTCATCATAGTAGCACCCAGTGTCCAAGTCTTCCCAGCGACGGGGCATGACGACCATAGGGCGGTGGAGAGGATCAAGCCAAGCTGAGGCGTCCTCAAGTGAGGTAAGTAACTCAACAGCCTCACGAGTAAGGTGGATTGTCTTGATAGTGTCCTTCTTGATGTTCTGGGTATAGAGCTCGAAAATGTCTGGGAGAGCAATAAGGACAGCGTTAATGAGTGGCTCTGCCACTTTCACACGGACATCGTTGCTCCAGATTTCTAGGTTGTCTAGGTTCTCTTTCGCCAGCTTCTTGAAGGCTTTGAGCTTGTTCTTAAGCGACCCTTGTTGTGCCAGTTTGCTCTGGATACGCTCTGCGACCTTCACGCTTCTTTCGAGTTCAATAGTCTTGGCGATAACCTCAGTCTCCACAGCCTGACCCACGTTGAAGTGGATATGGCCGAGGGCTTGGTTACGGATAGTCCCCATGTAGACGTAGTTGAGCGCGATGTAGGCCAAAGCCTCAGGCTCAAACTCACGGAGGACTGAGAGGGCGAAAGGTGTCCTCCCCTTCCCTCCGTTACCTGCGCTATCAATGTATTTCTGGATTTCCTCAGCAACCAGAGGGATCGAGCCGGAGACGAGCTTCTTGCCCTCTACGGTCGCATAGTCACCTTGGTTGTCTGCTACTTGCTTCTGGTGTTTCTGGAAACGCTTATAGCCATCTGCGGTGGCTCGGGTCTCCATCTCTAACTGGGCT